ATACTCATCGCCACAGTTTTCGGAGCAGTGGCGAAGCCTCTCCACAATATCACTCATCCCTGCGCCTCCAGTTCACGAACGTCACCCACTTGATCATCAACCAGAGGATCACTGCCTCCAGCCTGTCTGCCCAGCGCCCCATCGATGTATCCTTTCACCATTGGTGATCCCCAGCGGCGCACAAGCTGCAAGACGCCGCGCAGCCGGTCGTTGTCTGCGTTTGCTTCCGCCAGAGCATCACGCGATGCAGCAACCAGATGGCCCGCCATCACAACGCCCTCACGCATCCGACCAGCTTCTGCGGTGAGGCGCTTGATCTCCGCCAGCATTTCCTCTGCGCTTTCACGGCTCAACTCGACCGATGTTGCATCAGCATCCCGTTCGAGCACGCTGCGAAGTCGAATCCATATTGGCTTGCTCACCAATCCCTCCCTGCGGCTATTGCCGCTGCTCTATGTGCCTCTGCCAACTCCTCTCGAAGCCGCCGAATTCTTCTGTCAGCATCGGCCAAGTCTTGCTGCAATTTTCTCACCGTCTCGCCCAATGCGCGATTAACGGTTTCAAGATCAGGTTCTCTGGTCATTAACGCCTCCTCTTCTTTTTGCCATACAACACAGACACGCCAACCTGGTGGCATCGTTTCGCCAAGGCCGCATTGCCTCGTGCTCCGCGCCAGCACATAGCCAGATGCTTCATCCCGTAATGCGTCTGCGTAGCGCACGAAGCCCGCCGGATGTCGCCTCGGTAGCCCATAGCCCTTGCTGTGCCGCGTAGCACCTGCAATGGGCCGGATGCACTGCTTCGCTTGTTGTGGTTGTGGCATCGAACGCCGCTCTCGATCTTTGCCATCTTCAAGGCAAATCCGACCGGCACGCCTTGCCGTCTAGCCTCCGATGTGACCAATCGAGTTGCATCCGAAGCATGTGCCAAGACACTGCCAGCCGTCATCGCGGCGATCAAAACAAGATACCTCATCACGGCCAGTAAACTCCCATGAGGAAGCCAAGTCCGACCATTATCGGGCCGCAGATCAGCCAGTCGGTCAGGGAAAGCCGAGGGGCACAGCTCTCCCTGACCTGGGTAGACTTGGCATACCGCTGATCAGCAGCGGCCACTGAACCGGACAGCACGCCCGGATCTCCATGAAGCCACTGCTCTTGTGTGGCATCGTATTCATATTTCGCCATGATGTTCCTCCTTGAAACTATGGCAAGCCTAGACTAGAATTCTCAATCAATCGTTAATGTAAGCATCCGGTTTGCTCCCCCGGATGCTAGGGGCGGTGGCTATCCTCCTTTAGTCGCCGCCCCGCTCATATTCAACAAAGACAGCAGCTTGTCGCTGGCATCGGTTGCGCCATATCCGACAATAACGCGATGGCCGATGCTTTCCAAGTATGAAATCATATTGTCCTGATCGGATGAAGTTCTCCCGCCTTTCTGGCGCTTCATCTCGATCCAGATTCCCCAAGCCGGAATGAACAGGTCTGGCACGCCAGGAACAACGCCTTCGGCCTTCAGCTTCTTTGCCGTCGAGATGTTGCGCTTGCCGCCGTTCGGTATTGCAAAGATCAATACACGAGGCCACTTGGCGCGGAACCATTGAACGAATCCGGCTTGCTCGTCATGCTCAGAAGGGAGGGAAACCGTTGAACGCATCGCAGCCTTCTTTCCGTACCTCATCAGGTACAACGTCACGCCAATGAGTGCAATATCGAGCATCGTACAGGCTCACGCAATCAGAACAGCGGTTCTTGGAGTTCTGCCAACTCTTCGGCGGTGAGGCGCTTGGGCTGGCTATAGTCGAGTTGTACAATGTCGTAGAACTTGTCATTCGGCTTCACCTTTATCCTGCGCGGCTTGATCCAATGGTCGCACTCTAGCATCGCGTCTTCGGTGGTCATGGCAGACGCGCCTAGTGATGGCATCCGCTTCTGGTATCGCTCCGCAGCATAGCCCCCGTGATCAGGGCATAGCCACTCGGAGACTTTGATCAGGCCGCAATAATAGGTGACGCGGATGCTATCTGGCTTGCCTTCCTTGCGCCAGCGGGAATAGCCCACATCGTCAACGTCAACCCATTCGGCCTGTACCTGTGTGGAGATCATCGCGCCAGAATATGCCTTCGTTCCGTGATTAAATTGCGGAGGCGGGAATTGATGGCCGCACTCGATGCACACTCTAACGGCGGCATGATTGACAGTCAAACATTCCGGGCATTTCTTGACGGGCGCTTCGCCGTCTTCGGTGCGGCCCTTGATCTTCGGCTTGATCTTGTCGATGAAGCCGTGGCGCATCACGTTGTCGCCATAGTCCAGCACCAGGCAGTTCTCTTTCCCCGGCGCAATGCGTGTGCCGCGCCCGACAATCTGGATGTAGAGGCCGGTGCTTTCGGTCGCCCTCACGATTGCCACAAGATCGACATGCGGGACATTGAAGCCGGTAGTCAAGACGTTGACATTGATCAGGCACTTGCTTCCGCCACGCCGGAACCGCTCGATCTTCTCAGCGCGTGCGCCCATGCCATCGGCACCCGTGACCACATCTGCCTCAATGCCATGCGTCTCGAACTCGGCACGAAGCAACTCGGCGTGATTGACACCGCAAGCGAAGACCAGCCACGCCTTTCGCTCCGCACCATAGCGCACGATTTCTGCAACCGTTTCTGTTACCAATTCCGGATCAGATGCAGCCCTGGCTAGTTCGCTCTCGATATACTCCCCGCCGCGTTTGCCGACGTTCGAGAGATCGATTGTCTTGACGCCGCTCTTGCTAATCACCGGGGCCAGGAAGCCTTGATCCATGAGATCGGCAACCGGAATATCGTATGCAATGCCGTCGAAGATCGCGTTGTCGCCTTCGTGCAGCCAGCCACTATCGAGCCGGTAGGGCGTGGCTGTAAGACCGACCACCTTCACACCGCGATTGCATATGCGAAGGTCGGAGAGGAACTTGTTGTAGCGTGTGCCGTCTGTCTTCGGGATCAGGTGCGCCTCATCCACAATCACCAGATCAGGCGCTGGCACCATCTGATAAGCCTTCTTGTGGATCGACTGGATGCCCGCGAATGTGATCGGCTTCCGCAGCACTTTCTTCTTGAGGCTGGCGCTGTAGAAGCCAACATCTGCCTCGGGATAAAGCGCCACCAACTCGCTGGCGTTCTGCTCCAACAACTCCTTGACATGCGTCAAGATCAAAACGCGCGTGCCGGGATAACTCATCGCATCCTTGATAAGATGCGCGATGATGAGGCTCTTGCCCGAGCCAGTCGGTGCGACGATGATCGGGTTGTCGCCTTTCTTATCTGACCAATAATTATATAGGCCATCAATGGCAGAGCGTTGGTAGGGGCGGAGTTCTAGCATGTGCTGAACTCCCTGCCCTTGTTCCGCACGATCTCGCCGTCTTCGTTGATGTAATCGATCCAGTCTTCTCCAGTGTCATGTACTGGCAGCTTGACCAGTGCCGGATTGTATATGTGATCACCGCAGCCGCTGCGCTGGTCGATCTCATCGAGTGCCTTCTTGTGCCTGGCGCATGACCAGCCTTCGGCCTCTGCTGTCGAAAAGGCGCATGTGCGACAGTTCATTTCCGCAGCGCCATCTCCGTGGCAGATCGAATGATACGGACAGAACTTGCACTCGAACCATGCCGGGTCGTTGCTGATGCCAAGCGGTGGCCGTTCGGTCGATATGATCTTTCTTGCCTTCTCAATAAGCCCCTCTGCAAAGGCATGATCGACCTTGAGCCGCTCCGCATAAATCTCGTCGGTGTTCTTGTTGACCGAAATGAACAGGCACCGATCCAGCCCGCTCAGGTGCATTCCGATCTGGCACTGTGCATAGTAGACCGGCTTGGCCTTCTCGACGCCGAGATTGCACAGCACCTTGAAATACTTCTCGCTCATGGTCTTCACTTCGAGCGTGTGGACCTTGGAACTTTCCGGCAAGCCCTCGACAACTCCGTCCAGGCTCAAGGCGAAATGCCCTCCAACCGCCGTATATCGGAACTGCTGGCCTGTTGCCGGATCACGATCCCAGACGGTGCAACCGGCGGCTCGAAGGTTCTGGATCACCCGCCCTTCCTCGCGTTCGCCAGTCTCAAAAAGGCGCAAGATGCGGCCTTCATGCTTCTCGGTATAGGTCCACCGGAACTGATACCAAAGCGCACGGGCGCAAGTGTTGCCGATCTGCGACCCACCAAGGTGCGGCCTGTGTGCGTTGCGGCGGTTGTCTTCGTATCGCTGATAGATCGCCCTTACGATTGGAGATGTCATGTCTAGTTTCATTCGTTTTCACTCCCGGTAATGCTCTCGATCATACTTTGATCATAGTGCATAAACATGCTGATTGCTTTTGCATTGATGCCTTCGTCGTGCATCCACTTGATGATCTTCAGCCGCCTGATCGTGACTTCTTTCGTCATGTTCTCGTTTTGCTGGGCAATGATGCGCTTGTAAAAGTCGCTCGTGGCGGTGTCGCTTGCACCGAAGTTCCTGGCAATTTGATTCCAGAATCGCCTCTTGATCCGCAGCTTCTCGATCCGCCGGAAGTCATCCATCGACCAATCGCGGCGAACCATTTGCGTCTTTGGCCGATCTTCCTCTCCATCGGTCCATGTGTAGCGTTTGAATTGCGGCATATAGTCAACATCAACATCGTTCCAGACGATGCGGCCTTCGACATCGAAGCTCCAGAAGTTGCCGTCCAGCTGCTTCTTCATCAGGCGTTCGATTGCATAAGTGTCGGTGGTCATGTGATCCTCCCTTGTAATAGGGGCGACCCC